CAACTTCGGTTAATGTTATTCCTTACGGACAAGCACTTTTAATATTCCATAATGCAATTGAATACAATGAGGCAGGTAATCCTATTGGTAAAGTAGATGGTGCAGAGACAGTATTAGCTGGTATGATTAAACAAATTAATGCAGATGTTCAATCTAAGTATGTTATCAAAGGACCACCGATTACTGAATTACCTAAAACACAACAATTAAGTTCTAAAAAAGCAAAATACACAACAGCAGTATCTAAATTACAATCTGAATTTGGATTGAAGGATACGGATGGTGTAGCAGATTATCATCAAGCTTGGTGGAGAAATTTCATTAAAAAAGCAGGTAAAAAATTAAATGGAGTAGAAACCGAAGGATTGATTAAGAGATGGGCATTTGATGATAAGAGTATGAGAATAGGTGATATTAAAGATGAAAAAGCTAGAACATGGGCTGAGGGTATTGATAAAAATTCTAAACAAGATATCGCAAAAGGTAATCTTAGAAAATTTGAAGATATATTCTTAGGGGTTGGAGCAGAAGTATTATCATTTATGAGTTCAGTATTAACTGCAAATCCTGATAAGGCAATGCAAGCAATTCACAAAAGATTACAAAGTACAGCAGACCAAATTATGAATGGTGGTACTATTACTCAAATTAAAAAATTAGAAATGGAATTAGCTCGTTTGAATGCATTGGGTGGATTTGAAAAGATAGTACCAAATGAGGGGTTAGTGTTCCAATATAATGGTAATACTTACAAATTGACTGGAGCATTTGCACCTTTAAATCAAATTTTAGGTATTTTCTATTAAAAAATATATATTTATATATAAAGTTACAATATGATTATAAAGAGCAAAGGAAATAAAGATAAAAAAACCTGGATACACCCAAGTCGTAAAAAGATATTAGATACGATGAAAGGTATTGATAGTGGAAACGCTACATTAGGTTGGGAAGCAAAAAAAGTTAAAAGAGAAATTGGTGATAAATGGACGGATACAGATGGTAAAGAATGGGAACAACATGATGGATTTGTAATGAGCGTTACCCAATATGATGAAGCTAGAGCTTATTTAGATGAACTTAATACTTGTAAATCAAAAGAGTGTAAAACATTTAAAATTACTCCGGCTCACAAAAAAATAATAAAAAAGACTGGTTATTGTATAGACTGTTTAGTAGAAAGAGAGGCTAAAATGAGAGAAGCAGGTTTATATCAAAACTATGAATTTTGGAAATTAAACTCAAATACATTAGGTCAAATGCAAGAAGACCTAAAACAATTTGAACAAGCAAGAAAAGATGCAGAAACCGTTCCTTCATTTGTAAATGCAGATGGTAGTATTGAAAAATGGAGTTTTGATGGTGATATGGAAAAAGTAAAAAAAGATTTAGACTCAGATATAGAAGGTCTAAAAGAATTAATAATCAAATTTCAAACCGCAGTAGATGAGGATTGGAATATAATAAAGGAGAAATATAATGAAATTTTCAACGATTAAAAACATAGTATTGATTGCATTAATAGCAATATTTGCATATCAATTAAAGGGTGGAAAGATTAATATTGGTAAAACAATTATGGTTGCAGGAAAACCATATGAAGTTATCAAAGAAATACATGATACAACAGAAGTAACAAAAACAAAAGTAGTTACAAAGAAAGGTGCAGATATTGTACATGAAACAATTAAAGAAGTAAAAATTCCAACAGTAGTAGATACAGCAGCATTGTTGCACGATTACTTTGCAAAGAACATATACAAAGATACTTTAAGATTACCTGATAGTTTAGGTTATGTATTCTTAACTGATACAATTACAAAGAATCAAATATTGGGTAGAACATTTAATGCTAGAGTTAAACAAAGAGTAATTACTAATACCACAATTGTAAAAGAATTACCTAAAACTAAAATATTTTATGGTATTGAGGGTGGATTTAACAAAGCAGATGTTGTATCTCATTTAGGTTTAGGGGTGTTAATTAATACAAAATCTGACAAAATATATAATTTAGGAATTGGTGTGGCTAATAGAACAACTGACGGAACAAATGGCAAACTATCAGCATATATCAATGGTGGTGTATATTGGAAGATTAGATTAAGAAAATAATGAATACTCCACAAAAATCCCTAAAGGATGTAATTAAGGAACAATATCAAAAGTGTGCCGGTGATCCGGTATACTTTATGAAAAAATATTGTAAAATTCAACATCCAATCAGAGGGAAAATTCCATTTGAATTATATCCTTTTCAAGAAGATACATTACAAGATTTTGCAACACATAGATATAATATTGTTTTAAAATCACGTCAGTTAGGTATATCAACATTAGTAGCAGGTTATGCACTATGGAAAATGATATTCAATGAAGATTTTAACGTTCTTATTATTGCAAACAAACAAGATGTAGCAAAGAACTTAGTATTAAAAGTTAGAACAATGAATCAGTTACTACCTGTATGGTTAAGAGTAGCTGAATCGGAAGATAACAAACTTTCTCTACGTTTAAAAAATGGTTCACAAGTAAAAGCGGTATCTTCAAAACCTGACTCTGGTCGTTCTGAAGCCTTATCCCTATTGGTATTTGATGAAGCAGCCTTCATTGATTATATAGATGAGATATGGACTGGTACTCAATTGACGTTAGCAACGGGTGGTGATTGTATTGCATTATCTACTCCGAATGGTGTGGGTAATTGGTTTCATAGAATGTGGGTTAGTGCAGAGAATGGTGAAAATTTATTCAATCCTATTAAACTGCATTGGACGGTTCACCCTGATAGAGAACAAGATTGGAGAGATGAACAAACACAACAATTAGGTGATAAACAAGCTGCACAAGAGTGTGATTGTGATTTTATTTCTTCAGGTGATAACGTAATTGATGGTGACCTTTTAATATGGTATAGTGAAAACAATGTATGTGACCCAATTGAAAAAGTAGGGTTTGATGGTAATATATGGATATGGAAAAAACCGGATTACACTCGTTCGTATGTAGTAACGGCAGATGTAGCTAGAGGTGATGGTAATGATTATTCGGCATTCCATATTATAGATATTGAAAGTATGGAGCAAGTTGCAGAATATAAAGGTAAAGTAGAACCAACAGATTTTGGTAATATGTTAATTAGTATAGCAACCGATTATAACGATGCATTATTAATTGTAGATAATGCAAACATAGGATGGGCAACAATACAACAAATATTAGATAGAGATTATAAAAATTTATTTTGGAGTAACAAAGATATTCAGTATGTAGATGCAGATACTCAATGGACAAACAAATATTATAGAGAACAAAAACAAATGATTCCTGGTTTTACAATTTCATCTAAAACTCGTCCTATGATTGTTTCTAAGATTGATGCATATATGAAAGATAAATCATTAGTAATACACTCTAAGAGATTGATAGATGAGTTATTTACTTTTATTTGGAGTAATGGTAGAGCAGAAGCAGCAAGGGGATATAATGATGATTTAACGATGGCGTTGGGTATTGGATTGTGGGTAAGAGATACTGCATTAAGATTAAGAAACGAAAGAGGTTCATTGGCATATAGTGCATTAGATAGTTTTACAAAAACCGAATACAAGCCTGTTTACACTAATAGAGATTTAAAACAAGATCCTTATACAATGCCACTTAACAAAGATGATTTTGAAGATTTAAGGTGGCTTATCAGATAATTTAATATTTATATATTGTATAGATAAAATAAAATAATATGAATAAAAGTTTTTTATATGAGTTTTTTGGTTTATCTTTAGGTAAATCTACTCACACTTTAGAAAATGGTAATAAGATTGAATTAGGTAGAGTTTATTCTGACCCATACGCAATGGCATTCGGTAAGATAAAAGAAGATGTAGAAGATGATGTTGATGAATATGATGTTGATAGTGAGTATGAAGATGAATTAAGTGATTTTCTTTCTTTCTTAAAAACAAAAATGAAAGAAAAAGAAGTTTATAATGAATCTTTAAACGAAGCAGAATATCAAGGTAAACAAGTGACTCTTAATAAACCAATGCAAGGTGATGTTAAAAAGTTTAAAGTTTATGTAAAGAATCCGGCTGGTAAAGTTATTAAAGTTAATTTTGGCCAAAAAGGAATGGTGATTAAGAAAAATAATCCAGAGAGAAGAAAATCATTTAGAGCAAGAATGCATTGTGATACTAATCCTGGTCCAAGAACCAAAGCAAATTATTGGTCTTGTAAAAAATGGTAATAAAAAAATATGGCAGATAATTCATTTTACGGCAGGTTAAAGAAACTCTTTTCGACATCGGTAATCGTAAGAAACCAAGGTGGAAAGTTAAGAGTAATTGATTTTGATGAAACGCAAGCGATAGCAACGAATTTGCGTGATAGATATATGAGATTACACTCATCGGCTATGAATAATACCTTTGAGAATTATTTAGCATATCAACAAATTAGACAAGAGTTATTTAGAGATTATGATGCAATGGACCAGGACCCAATCATTACATCGGCTTTAGATATTTACGCAGATGAATCAACAAGTAGAAATGAATATGGTAGAGTTATTGAAATTAAAACCAATAACGATCATGTTAAAGATATTCTAACTAACTTATTTTACGACATTGTAAATGTAGAATTCAATTTATGGCCTTGGGTTAGAGGATTAGTGAAATATGGTGATTTCTTTTTACATTTAGAAATTGCAGAAAATTTAGGTATAGTAGGTGTTCAACCCCTTTCCGTATATGAAATTACTAGAGTAGAGGGATATGACCCAAATAATTGGCAGGCTGTTAAATTTGTACACACACCATTAGCAACTAAATCATTGTTTATAGCAGGTCAAAAAACTGAATACGAAAACTATGAAATATCTCACTTCCGTTTATTATCAGATACAAACTTCTTACCTTATGGTAAATCACTTTTAGAAGGTGCAAGAAGATTATGGAAGCAAATTCAATTAATGGAAGATGCAATGATTATCCATAGAATTGTAAGAGCTCCACAAAAGAGAATATTCAAAATTGATGTGGGTGGTATTGCACCTGGTGAAGTAGATAACTACATCCAAAAAATTATTAACAAATCAAAGAAAACTCCATATGTTGACCAAAATAGTGGTGAATATAACTTAAAGTACAATATTCAAAACTTAATGGAAGATT